CAGCAAGCAGGAGATGGCGCTGGAGTACATCGCCGCCTGCGCGCTGTTCGCCAAGGCCTTCAACGAGCTGGCCGAGGCGGACGTCTACGAACAGACCTTCTGGGATGACGGCAAGAAGCAAGAGATCCTCACCTACATGATCCGCTTCCCCAAGTCGGGGCGGAAAATCCAGGCACTCTCCAGCCGCCCGAGCAACCTGCGCGGCCTGCAGGGCGACGTGGTGATCGACGAAGCGGCCTTCCATGAATCCCTGGAAGAGCTGCTCAAGGCCGCCCTGGCGCTGACCATGTGGGGCAACAAGGTGCGTCTGATCAGCACCCACAACGGCGTCGACAACCCCTTCAACACCTACATCCAGGACGCCCGCGAAGGCCGCAAGGATTACAGCATCCACCGCATCACGCTGGACGATGCGATCGCCGAGGGGCTGTACAAGCGCATCTGCTACGTCACCGGCCAGCAGTGGTCGCCCGAGGCCGAGCAGGCCTGGCGCGATGGTCTGTACAAGAACGCCCCGAACATCGATAGCGCCGAGGAGGAGTATGGCTGCGTGCCGAAGAAGAGCGGCGGCGCCTACCTGAGCCGCGTGCTGATCGAGGCCGCGATGGTGGCCGACCACTCCATCCGCATCTACCGCTACGAGGCGCCGGCAGGCTTCGAGGAGTGGACGCCGCAGATGCGCGAGGCCGAGGTGCGTGCCTGGTGCGAGGAGAACCTGCAGCCCGAGCTGGCCCGCCTCAGCGACCGCAATCGCCATACCTTCGGCGAGGACTTCGCCCGCCGTGGCGACCTCACCGTGTTCACGCCCCTGCAGATCGACCCGCTGCTGCGCAAGCGCGTGCCGTTCCAGGTGGAGCTGCGCAACCTCACCTACGAGGCGCAGCGCGACGTGATGTTCTTCATCTGCGATCGCCTGCCGCGCCTCACCGGCCTGGCGTTCGACGCCACCGGCAACGGCGGTTACCTGGCCGAGCAGGCCGCGCTGAAGTACGGCGGCACCATGGTCGACCAGGTGGCGCTGTCGCTGGCCTGGTACGCCGAGTGGATGCCCAAGCTCAAGGGCGAGTTCGAGGCCTTCAACCTGCAGCTGCCGCGGCACCAGACAACGCTCGACGACCTGCTGTCGATCAAGGTCGACAAAGGCGTACCGGTGATCGACAAGGGCCGCACCAAGGATTTGGAGAGCGCCAGTGGCAAGGCCAAGCGCCATGGCGACTCGGCGATCTCCCTGGCCATGGCCGTGCGGGCCAGCTTCATGCAGGGCGGCATCATCGAGGCGACCATGCTGCCGCGCCATAGTCGCGGCTTCGACAACCTGGCCAACGAAGACGACGACATCCAGTTACCGGAGCAGACCACATCATGGTGACCACATCCCGCATCCTTGGCCCAGACGGCCAGCCGATCCGCCTGGCCGATATGCGCGAGCCGCAGACCGCCCACCTCACCAGCCTGCACCACGAGGTGGGCAACCACCCGTCCCGCGGGCTTACGCCAAGCCGCCTGGCAGCGCTGCTCGATGCCGCCGAGCAGGGCGACATCGTGGCCCAGTACGAGCTGTTCGAGGACGTCGAGGAGAAGGACGGCCACGTCTTCGCCGAGATGGGCAAGCGCCGCCGCGCGGTGGCCCAGTTGGAGTGGCAGATCGTGCCGCCGGACAACCCCACCGCCAGGGAGAAGGATGCCGCCGCTGCGCTGGAGCAGCTGCTGGCCGGGCTGGATGACATCGAGGCGATGCTGTTCGACGTGACCGATGCCATTGGCAAGGGCTTTGCCTGCCTGGAGTTCGATGGCTGGCACCGGGTGGACGGTGACTGGCTGCCGCGTGCCATCGATCACCGCCCGCAGACCTGGTTCCAGCTCACCCGTGGCGAGCGTCGCCAGGAGATCCGCCTGCGCGGCAGCATGGGCGGCGAGGCGCTGCAGCCGTTCGGTTGGATCACCCACGTGCACAAGGCCAAGAGCGGCTACCTGGAGCGCAGCGCGCTGATGCGCGTGCTGGTGTGGCCATACCTGTTCAAGAACTACAGCGTGGGCGACCTGGCCGAGTTCCTGGAGATCTACGGCATCCCCATGCGCGTGGGCAAGTACCCAGGCGGCGCCACCGAAAAGGAGAAGCTCACCCTGCTGCGCGCCCTGGCCCAGCTCGGCCACAGCGCCGCGGGCATCATCCCGATCGGCATGGAGATGGACTTCCTCAACGCTGCCGAGGGCGACCCGGCTGCGTTCAAGCTGATGATCGACTGGTGCGAGCGCACCCAATCCAAGGTGATCCTGGGCGGCACGCTCACCAGCGGCACCGGCGAGGGCACCAATACCAACGCCCTGGGCAACGTGCACAACGAGGTGCGCCTCGACCTGCGCGACTCCGACGCCAAGCAGCTGGCCGCCACCATCAGCCGTGACCTGGTGTACCCCATCGCCTTACTCAACGGCCTGGCCGACAGCTGGAAGCGCTGCCCGCGCCTGGTGTTCCCTACCGAAGAGACCGAGGATCTTAAGGCCTATGCCGATTCGCTGCCGCAGCTGGTCAAGCTGGGCTTCAGGATCCCGCGCCAGTGGGCCCAGGAGAAAGTTGGCATCCCCGAGCCGACCGAGGGCGAGGATGTGCTGCAGGCGCAGGCCGAGGCAACTGCAACGCCACCCGCTCAACCGCCCGCCGTGCGTGCCGCCGCTACTGCCCAGAAGCCCGCCACCACCGCCGCACAGCGCCTGGACGATGACCTGCAGCCCATCACCGGCCAGTGGATCACGCGCATTCGCCAGCTCGTCGAGCAGGCCGAGAGCCTGGAGCAGATCCGCGATGGCCTGGCCGAGCTGCTGCCGGACATGACCCTGGAACAGTACGCCGAGGCCATGGCGCAGGCGCTGGCCGCCGCTGCCCTGCAGGGGCGCCTGGACATCGTCCAGGAGGCCGCCAATGGCCGTTAGCGCCACCTCGCTGCCGTTCCGCGAGCAGAACGAGTTCCTGCGCCGCAAGCTCAACCTGCCAACGAATGGCTGGACGGACGTATACGGCCGCGAGCACGACTATGCCTTCACCGTGGCCGGCGCCAACCGTGACGACCTGGTAGCGGACTTCCACCAGGCCGTGCAGCGCGCCATCGAGGGCGGCACCACCCTCGAGGCATTCCGCAAGGACTTCGACCGCCTCGTGGCCAAGTACGGCTGGAGCTACAACGGCGGCCGCAACTGGCGCTCGCGGGTGATCTACGAGACCAACATGCGCAGCAGCTACATGGCCGGCCGCTACGAGCAACTGCTGGCCATGCGCGAGGAACGGCCGTACTGGCAGTACCTGCACAGCGACGCCGTCGAGTTCCCTCGGCCGCAGCATGAAGCCTGGAATGGCATGGTCCTGCGCTGGGACGATCCCTGGTGGCAGTACCACTTTCCGATCAACGCCTGGGGCTGCCAATGCAGCGTGCGGGCGCTGAGCTACGACGACCTGGTGCGCATGGGCAAGACCGGGCCGGACACCGCGCCGCCGATCGTGTTCGAGCAGCGCACCATAGGCCAGCGCAGCCCGCAGGGCCCGCGCACCGTCGAGGTGCCGGTGGGCATAGACCCCGGCTTCGAGCACATCCCAGGGCAGTCGCGGCTGGAGAGCCAGGTGCCGGTACCGCGTTTGGGTGAGGAGCTGATCCAGTCCGCCGCGCCTGGCCTGCCCAACCGCCGTGCGCCGGATGCGCTGCCGGCACCGCGCGTGGTCGCCCCCGAGACCTTGCCGCCTGCAGGCATGAGCGATGCCGAGTATGCCCGCCGCGCGCTCGATGCCTTCGGCGCCCAGCTGGACGCCGCTGAGCTGGTGACCGACGTCCTGGGCGAGCGCATCGCGGTCGGCCCGTCGATGTTCGAGCAGCCCAGCGGCGCCCCTGCCGTGCAGGGCCAGGGCGAGCTGCTGCCGCTGCTGGCGGAAACACTGTTACAGCCCGACGAGATCTGGACGCGCCTGGAGTACTCCGAGACGCTGCGCAAATCCCAGGTGCTGCGCCGCTACCTGGGCCGCTTCAAACTGGGCGAGCAGTTGACGCAGCTGGTGGTCATCGTGCTGGCCGGCCATGCCTGGCGCTGGGATATCGAGGCAGAGCGCGAGGCCGTGGTCGAGCTGCTGCGCCAGGGCGTGCGCCTTTACCGGCGCCAGGACTGACCATGGCCGGCGTTACGCTTGAGTTCGATGCGGTTGGGGCATTGGCCATCATCAATGAGGCTGCAGCCGCAACCGCAAACCCTGCTGGCATGCTGCGCAACATGGGCGAATACCTGGCCTTCCAGGCATTACCCAGTCGCTTCGCCAGTCAGTCGTCACCGGATGGCACGCCCTGGCAGGCGCTGTCGCCGGCGTACCTCAAGCGCAAGAAGAAGAACAAGGACAAGATCCTGGTGCTCGATGGCCCACTGAGCAACGGGCTCAGATTCCAGGTCGTGGGGGGCGATCTGTTGGTGGGCACCAATATGGTCTATGGAGCGATTCATCACTTCGGTGGTGACATCGACATTGCCGCCCGCAGTCAGCAGGCCTACTTCCGCCAGGATGGCCGGACCGGTGAAGTGGGCAGCCGGTTCGTCAGCAGGCGCAAGAGCAACTTCGCCCAGCCGGTCACCATCGGTGCCTACACCATCCAGATACCTGCACGCCCCTGGTTGGGTGTCAGCGACGACGACACCTATGAGTTGATCAACATCGCGATGAAGTACCTGATGCCAGGCAGTTGAGGCGGAGGCTGAAAACGGCCCAGGAAGGCCCCTGGATGCGTTTGGGGGCTGCCGTTGTATGCGTCGGGCTGCCCATGGCCCTTTCCGGGGCTGTTTGGGCGTTTATAAACACGGCATGCGGGGTGCCAGCGACCGGCCTTCGCGCGAAACGTCGAAAATCCCCAGGCAACAGATTTTTGCCCCGTCAAAATTACTTCCCCGCCCGCCGGCGCCAAGCTGCCGGCATGAACAGAAAACGCCTCCCTCTCGCCGTGGCACTCGCCGCCTGCAGTTACTCGCTGGGCGCGGTCGCTGACGACAACACCATCTGGCTGCAGGTGACCCCGGCTGGCCATTTCCTGCCGGCTGATGGCCGCGAGATACAAGTGCCGTCCTGGCATATCAACCAGGCGGTGGCCACCAAGGTCATCGAGCGGTTCCGCGCGACCAAGAACAAGCGCGTGGTCGACTACGAACACCAGACCCTGCGCAAGGAGGAGAACGGCCAACCGGCTCCGGCCGCTGGCTGGTATCAGGATCTGGAGTGGCGCGAAGGGGAAGGCTTGTTCGCCAAGGTGCAGCTCACATCCCGCGCCGCGCGGTACATCGCCGATGGCGAGTACCAGTATTTCTCCCCCGTGTTCCTTTACCACCCGACCACCGGCGACGTCCTGGACGTACAGATGGGCGCGCTCACCAATGCCCCGGCAATCGACGGCATGCAGGCGCTCAGCCTGCGCGCCGCGGCGTCGTTCGGCTGTTTCGATGACTGCGATGACTGCTCAGAGGAAAACCCCGTGAACCCATTGCTGCAGGCGTTGATCGCCGCCCTCGGCCTGGCCGAGACCACCACCGAAGAGCAGGCGGTCGCCGCGCTCTCCGCCCACACCACCAACCTGCGCAAGCTGCTGGGCCTGGATGAAGGTGCCGTTTTCGGCGAGGCCCTGGTGGCCGCCTGCACCGGCCTGAAGGCCAAGGCCGCCGCCAGCGTCGACCCGGCTCAGTTCGTCCCCCTGTCGGTCGTCGATGGCCTCAAGGCCGAGATGGCTGCTTTGACCGCGCGCCTGGGCGAGCGCGATGAGAAGGATCTCGACGCGCAGATCAACGCCGCGCTGGGAGACGGCCGACTGGCCAAGCCCATGGAAAGCTGGGCGCGCGATCTCGGCAAGACCAACCGCGCCGCGCTGACCGCCTACCTGGACAAGGCCCAGCCGCTTGCGGCCATTGCCGGCAGCCAGACCCAAGGCAAGCCACCGGTAACGGACGAGAAAACCGGCCTGACCCAGGACGAACTGGCCGTGTGCTCGCGCATGGGCCTGACCCCCGAACAGTTCAAGGCCGCCAAGGTCGAGGAGCAATAAGCCATGCCGCTGACCCAAGACCGCGATACCCTGCGCCGTGATGGCGTGCAGTTCAATGACCCGGTGGCGGGTTCTACCCGCATCTTCGCCGGCTCCCTGGTATGCCTGGATGCTGCCGGCAATGCCGTGCCGGGTAGCTCGTCCGCGACCCTGAAAGCGCGTGGCGTGGCCCAGGAACAGGTGGACAACCGCGACGGTGCTGCAGGTGCTCTGCGCATCGAGACCCGCCGCGGCGTGTTCCAGTTCGCCAACAGCGCCTCGGCCGACGAGATCACCCGCGCCGATATCGGCGCCGAGTGCTTCATCGTCGACGACCAGACGGTCGCCAGGACTTCCGCCACCGACACCCGCCCGGTCGCCGGCATCATCCGCGATGTGGATGCCGGTGGCGTCTGGGTCGAGATCTAAAGGAGCAAGACTCAGATGATCATCAACCGCGCAAACCTGCAGAACCTGTTCACCGGCTACAAGGCGTCTTTCCAGAACGCGTTCGCTGGTATCACCCCTGACTACAACCCGTTCGTGCTGGACGTCCCGTCGATCACCAGCCAGGAAACCTACCCGTGGCTGGGCAGCACCACATCGTTCCGCGAGTGGCTGGGCGATCGCGTCATCCAGAACCTTAAGGTGCATGACTACACCATCAAGAACCGCACCTTCGAGAACACCGTGGGTGTCCCGCGCGAGAGCATCGAGGACGACAGCTACGGCGTGTTCAACCCGATGATGTCCCAACTCGGCCAGGACGCCGCCAACCACCCGGCACTGCTGGTGTACGACATGTTGGCCGGTGGCTTCAGCCGCATCTGTTACGACGGCCAGTTCTTCTTCGACACAGACCATCCGGTGACCAACGCAGCCGGCGCCGAGGTAAGTGTCAGCAACTTCCAGGGCGGTGCCGGCACTGCCTGGTACCTGCTCGACACCAGCCGGGTGATGAAGCCGCTGATCCTGCAGCGCCGCAAGAACTACAACTTCGTTGCGCTCGACCAGGAGCGCGACGAGAACGTGTTCATGCGCAAGGAGTTCGTCTACGGCACCGATGCCCGGCTGAACGTCGGCTATGGCCTGTGGCAGCTGGCGTATGCCTCCAGGCAGGAGCTGACCGCCGAGAGCTTCAACAGCGCCTTCGCCGCCATGCAGAGCATGACCGGCGACAAGGGCAAGAAGTTGGGCATCAAGCCCACTCTGCTGGTGGTGCCGCCGACCCTGCGTTCCCAGGCGCTGCACATCCTCAACGCCGAGCAGATCAACGGCACCACCAACATCAACCGCAACGCCGTCGACGTGCTCGTCACGCCATGGCTGTAATGGGGGTGATACATGGCTGTTGAGCCGACCACCAAGGCGCCTGCGAAGGCACCCGCCAAGAGCGCAGAAAAGGCAGCCCCTGCGGCTGCCCCTGCGGCCGCCGAACAGCTGGACAACCAGCCGGCGGTACCTGCCGACACGACCGCCCCGACCGACCCTGCGCCGGTTGGCGGTGCCGCTGCAACCGGCACTGCCACTGATACCGTCGCTGACCTGGACCTGGACGACGGCGAGATCGAGGGGCTGTGGATCACCGCCATCCCCGAGCAGGGCTTCCGCCGCTGCGGCTTTCGCTTCACCCGGGAAGGCGTCGGCATCGCCCTGGACGCCCTGACGGCAGGGCAGATCGAGACCCTGGAGAACGAGCCCAACCTCAAGGTTGAGCGCGGCATCTTCTCCGGGCGCGTCTGCGAGCGGTTGGAGTAACACATGCAGTACATCACCCTCGATGACCTGGCCGAGCGCCCTGGCGCCCGCGAGCTGGCCCAGGTAGCCACCCCGGAGCATGCGCGCCAGGTGGCCACCGACCTGATGGAAGCCACCCTGCGTGGTGGCGACCGCAGCGCCTGGCCGGCCGACCAGGTCGCCGTGGCGGATGATGCCCTGCAGCGCGTCCAGGACGCCGTCACCGAGGCCGAAAGCCTGATCGATGGCTACCTGGCCAAGCGCAGCTACCCGCTGCC